ACGTTGTATTTACCTATAGCATTAGCAAAATCATCTTTAAAATCTGCATATTGTAATATATCTGCCACCCTATAAGTTATAGCTTCTGCTAAAGTTCTATATATATATAACGAACCTTCAAGTATATGTCTAGTTGCAACATTAGAATTTAAAGCTGCAAGTTTTTGTAAACCAACTAAAGAATTAGGATCAGGTGAAGAAGCATCTCTAGCTTCATTTAATCCTGTGACTTGTCTAATCATTCCTAAATAATGATTATAATTAGCAATAAGCATTTGTGTTTTACTAGAACCTGAACTAGATTGTAATTCTTTTATTGGTACTTTACCTTGGTTGTAATCTCCATCTTGTGTATAGCTTCTACCAATAACAGAACCTGTTTGAAAATATAATCTCAAAGCATCTTCTGGATTATAAGCATTTCCTGTACCTAGGTCTACTTCATTCAATCCATCAGCATCAATATAAACCCCATCAGGAACAACTCTTGAAATTACTTGTTGTAGTTTTAAATGTGTTATTTGTATTAAATCTGCAAAAGGAATCATACGTCTAGTTAAAGACTCAATAACACATTTGTACATTCTTGGTGCAACTGCTACATAGTTTGGTAATGCATGTTGTTGAGCTGATTTAGGTCTTACCATATTTTCTGCAAGTTCCCACTTTAAAAGAATATTTGTACCCATAACCATTACTCCTTCATACCACACATCAATGGTTTTTTCCATCTTTTCAAATCTTCCTTCTTCCATCATTTCTACAGGTGGATTAAATTGGTCATCTTTCTCTATAACCTTTGATCCTCCATTTTCTAGTATTTTCTTTTTATAAACTACTTTTTTAGTGGTTTTATAATTAAAATACATTAATGTAACAGTGTCTCTATAAAAATATCATTCTCATAGAACTGAGCCACATTATAATAGTCATACCAACTCTGAGAGTATTTAGAAATTTCTTCTAAATCTTCTCTAGTTAAAGACTGGTCAATTTTCATCAACTCAGTAATTGGGAGAGTTTTAATTTCTCCCCAATAAAAACAATCTTTAAAGTGTGGGTCTTCTGTATAACTGTAAACAATATTTGCAGGGTCTACATATTTAATTTCAACTCCTGCTCCTGGTAAAAATTCGTGTTTTGTACAACCAATACCTAAAACAGTTAAATCATAATCAACTCTTTTACGAACATCGTTATAATGGTTTTCAGCTAAAATTGTATTAATTGCTTCCTCTTCTGCAATATCTATTGCAGGCTTATATTTAAGTTGCATGTATAAATTTAACTCTTCATCAGTTTGAGGAAGGTCATCAGGATTCATAATAAAAGGGTCAGCTCCTGTTTCTTTTTGTACAATTTGAAGTATATCTTTGGCTGCTGCTTGACCTTGTATCATATCTTGATACTTGCTTCTTTGAGCTTGAGACATAGCGTCTTCGGCATATGCTTTTACATCAAACAACCTGTCGTTCATTCCGTTAACAACAACATCTACAAATTTAGGTATAATAGGTACAGGTGTCCAATCTAGATTCAAGTAACTTAAATCACCATCAACTGCAAGTTCATTTTTATATTTAGCAACCGACTGTTCACCTCTAGCATAAAGACGTAACCTGTAGAAATCTCTCCACTGATTATAGTATCTACATTGGTTGCCATCTTTCTTAAACCATTCGTATTGAATGGCTTGACCTACTTGTAAGCCAAATTCATCTGATGCTTTTTCACTATCAGAAACAAACTGACTTGGAAACCCAACAGAGGAAACATTTATTTTTACGTCTTTCATTTATCTAATTATTTCACTACGATTTCCTTTATTGTTATATCTAGCAAAGTTAACAATAATATTTGATTGTTTTTTTATAGGTTGATAAAGGTGTCTTTGACAAGCCATTACTGCTAAACCTGAACTAATAGATGCATCAAACTTAGTTCTATTGCTAATATCAAACTTAGCCCAATCTTCTAATGTTCTACTAAAAGGCATATAACCCATTTCATCTTCTTTAACTAGTCCTACATATGTTTCAATATAAGACTCAATAGCTGCTGCGTGAGCTTGTTTTACTGCTTCACTTGAGTTAGGTATACCCCCAAGTTCTTTTTCTGTCTTAGAGAGCTTGTGTTTAAGTTTATCTGGTCGATTTATACTAAAGCTTCTATACCCTCTATTTTTAAAATGATATAATAACCTAGGTTTATTATTCTCTACTAATATAGGCATTCCATAAAAAACACACGCCATCAATACTTCCTCAAAAAATATTTCGGCAGTTTGAGGTCTTGCTACATACTCTAAAAAAAACTGATTACTAGGAGCATCATCCATATTAAACTTTGTAATTCCATGCAATGCCCCATTAGATGCACCTCCTCCAACAGTTCCTGATATGTCATAACTATCACACCCAAAAGCACCAAGATGCTCATTTAAAGGAAAAAAATCTCCCTTGTTATTTTTCTTGTACCTATTTTGCATATTCTTTTTAGGAAGCCATCCTACTAAAAATCTTCCTCTAGTGTTAGGAGTCCATATTACTTCAGTATCCTTAATTCCATTCTTCCAAGAAAAAGAGCCACGAGTTGTATGGTGTTCTTGTATAAGTGAATCATTGTAGTCTATTTGCTGATATATTCTTGTAAGATTAAACAATGATTGTTTGCTCTCATCCCTAAACGCATGCGATTCAGTACGAGGAAATTGTCTGTAAAACTCATTTAATGCGTCAGGATCATTTTTTAAACTTTCAACTTCATTATTCCAATACTCTATAACATCATCCATAGGCATACCATACTCATCTATATAACCCTCAAAGTTCCACTCCATAGGGATGAAAAGTGAATATAACCCACTTTTGGTTTGACCATTGTTACTTCGTTCATGTGGATTAGAATCGTAATACAGTTTCTTAAACTCTTCACCTCCTTTACTAAGAGAGTTAGATGTCGAACCCATCATACATTTACCAATTACTCTTCTACCCAATCTTAAACAAGTTTTTGTAACACGATAATTATTTAGTATATTGTTAGGCTTTAGCCATTTACCACTTTCATCATGAGCTAGTAATAAAAGTTTTTCCCCATCATAAGAGTTGTCATCTGTATTCTTCCAGTCAATGGTTGTGTCAAGACCTTCCATCTCTTCATTATCAACATTGTACATATTCTTTTTTGTAATCTTTGATGCAGGAATTCTAAAAGCTAATTCAGTTTTTGGTTTATCCATACCATCCTGAACAGGTTTAAAAAAGAACGGATAGTTTCTTACAATTGGGACAACCTTGTCTGTAAACATTTTTTTGGCATCAGACCCAGACTTAGATAATATTCCTATACGAGAGTTTTTAGATATTGTTGCTACATTTGCACACTCTTCAGATGCCATATATGAAAAGCCTGAACGTCTGATTTTTAAATATATCATGCCAAAACATCTAGGGTCTGCTTTACAAGCCTCCCAAAAAATATAAAAAATTCTGTTAGCCTCTCTAAAATCTGGATAACCAACATCAATCTTTGTCCATTGAAGATACATATAATGTGACCCAGTTATATATGTACTAATGTTCTTGTTTATAAACCAATAGCCTTGCTCTCTTTTATCAAACTCACTTTCAATATAGTCCACCCATTGAGCTTTAAAAGTATTAGGATGCTCATTCCATTGAAATATAGATTGTATTTTTAGAATTGTCTTTGGTGGTTCTTTTCTTTCCCACTTGTTGTTGTCTTTTTGAATAGACTCTGGAGCTTTAGGTAATCCAATCCTAAGTCCGTTAATTTCATATACCTCACCTATCTCGCCTGTTTTAGAAATTATAACAACATCATGTTTTTCATCATAGCCATATTTCCATGACCTATTTCTATTCTTTTTTTTAAGAATACCTTTAGGTATGTAGTTATCTATAACTCTGTATAAATTATGAAGATCTTCGTTCTGCAAATCCTTGTTTAGTGTCTAGTTTACTTGGACCTCGTTCTTCGATTTCCATTAAATTTTTTTCATTCTCTATCTTAGTTAGTATATCAAAAGCATCAAATATAGCTAACTTTTTAGTAGCTGCAGCATTCTTTAGTCTATCAGCAGCTAACTCATCTTCAGGGTCTGGCTTAATTATATCTTCCTTAGCAACTTTAATTAGTTGCTCTACGGCTTTCATTCCTGCCTGAATAATATTCTTCTTTAAAGTTTGTGGGTCTAGTGCCATTTGGATTATATTTAATTCTTGGTCTTTTTTTTCTTTTAGGTTTGTCTTTCATAATTTAATTGTTATTTGATGATCAAACATTCGATAAAGTTTTTCACCATCCACTTCAAACTCATACTCGCTTTCTGGTTTAAAACATATTTTGTCTCCTGGATTTACATTTTGTGAACGTAAATACTCATTGCTATATTTTATTTCACCCACCAATGGCTCTTCATTAGTGTTTTTATATAGATAATAATCTTCAGTAGGAACAGGTTTTGTAAAGCAATACCTTCCATTAGTATTCCACTCTTTACCATCATGATACATATAAAACTGATCAGGCTCAACAAAAAACAAATCATTCATAAAATAACTCCTGCCACTTTTTCTTCTACCCTGCATGTCATTGTAAAACTTAAAAACATTGTGATGAACTAAAAGTTTATCTCCTGGCTTTATAGGACCATCATAAACGATAGGTGTGGCTATCACCTCAGCAATACGATTAGATGCTTTGTGATTTTCCTCGGAGGTGCTTGTTATAAAGTCTACTCCACCTATATTTTTTGTATTGTTATATCTTTTATTGTCTAAAGGAGTAGTTATAAATAGGTAAGGTGATTTCATTAGAAGTTAATATTATATTCGACAGATACAGGCATATTAATAAACTGTTTCCACAAAACAATTTCTTTATTGTATGTAGATTCAATCCATACTTTAAAAGCATCTACATTTTCATCATATCTTATGTGATGTATTTTGTAAGTACCTTTTAATATTTCTTGCCCAACAACATAGTGCATAGCCCCTCCTTTGTAATCAGGACCAACTGCTATCTTACGAATATCATTCATTTAATTAGATTTAATTTATAACAAATATAATGAAAAAAAAATACCCCTGAATTAACAGAGGTATTCTAAGCGAAGAGGAGACCCTAATTGGAAACATCTCAAGGATGGCTTCCTAATTGCACACCTCTCAAAGACGTGATATTAATTGAGCTCCTCGCATATTTTAATTAAAAGACCTTTGAGCATTACCTGTTGACCCTTGAGTTATTGTGTAATTATTTACAACTTTAGGATTACTGCCATCATATTGATATTTTAATGTTACGGCATTTGATAAATTTCCAAAAATATAAGGTAACTCATGGTTTGTATTTGTCCATGTAGGGTTTGGTATTCCTATAGCAAATTTCATTATAATTTGTGAGGTACGATAATCATTTGGATTATTATCATAATTCACATTATTAGCAGGTCTTGTAACTGAAAATCGTGTACCCCAATAATCTAGTGTTGTTGTCGCAGGAAGTGATGTTACTTCTGTTGGATTTACGAGATCAAACAAAAATCCTAAAGGATTAAAAGGAACTTCAATATATGTAGTAGGTCTTAGCGAAGCAAAGTCAGTTATCAATGACCCTGTCTTAGCAATCTTTAATTCACTATTTATATCCCATTCTGTTG